CGTGTGCGAAGCAGGTCACGTGCCCATGCTTCAAGTGCATGACGAACTGGCCTTCTCAGTCGAGAGCAAAGACCACGCTCGAGAGCTTTCAGAAATCATGCAGAACGCCGTGCCGCTACAAGTCCCTAACAAATGCGACGTGGACTACGGGCCAAGTTGGGGTGAGGGTGAAGAGCTTGATTAATCTTATAACTATGCGTAGAATCGTATAGCATGGAACTTTACTGCTATCGCGCCGAAGTGCTACGCGTCATTGACGGGGACAGCCTGTCTTTAAACGTCCGGTTGGGGTTTGACGTGTCCCTCAAAATGAACGTCCGCCTGTATGGAATCGATACTGCGGAGACGCGCAGGGTGAGCGGCGGCACTGAGGACCTCAAAGCATTGGGCCGGTTTGCCAAACAGTTTGTAAATAAGCTGTTGCCTGTTGGCACAGAGGTGACCATCAGGACCACATTAGATTCCAAAGGTAAATTTGGCAGAGTGTTGGCCACCGTCATGATTGACGGCGACGAAGACTCGTTAAACGACTTCATGGTAGCGCAACGACTAGCTATCCCGTACTACGGACAGAACAAGAAACTCACCCTCGAGCAACACAAAATGTGTGTAGCTCACCACAGAAAACTTGGTAATATCTAGGAGAATCAAATGGATACAACCAAATGGAAATCCACTTTGTTACCTCGAGACGTGTACGAGGAAGTGGTGGTCATTGCCCGCGTCGAAGGCCGCACGATCAGCGGACAACTGCGCTACATCATTGAGCAATGGAAGATGCAGAACCTGTCCAATCGTGATCAGGAGTACATATCTGAGCAGGTGGACACGTTCAAGAAAGAGAACGATGCCCCTTTGAGTTCCAAGAGCTTCAGCATATGACCATCCAGCAAGAGTTCGACAAAGCTTTGAAAAAGTTTGAAGAGGACTTTGCAAACGGTACAGTGTCCAAGGATCAGTTCGATAAGCTGGAAGTCTGGCAACAGTTGCTCCAAGCTAAAAGTGAAGCGGTGCGAGAGCACGATGCGAAAGATGTTAATAACCCAAGAAGAAATTGAAGACGTGCTGATTTCCATACAAGCCGGACAGCAAACCGCTAATCGGCTCAAACAGCCTGTAGCTATTCAAAAAGATTTGTCCATTACGCCCCTGTCAGAGGCGACCATGGAGGTTCTTGAAATCATCCGACCTGAGTGATAGGTTGGCCGCCTACGGTGATTCTCATGGGACGCCGTAGGACTCCTAAGAGCTATTAGGGATTAACCATAGTTTTCTCCAAAGTGACTGCAAAATGATGATCCCGACCCGGCCCCAGAGCCGGGTTTTTTTTGCGCGGCTTCTGCATATATGTTAGTTTATGAGAACCATCGTACACCAACATAGGAGAGCGTGATGGCTAAAAAACGAGCAAGAACCAAGAGCGGTCAGTTTGTGGCGGATGACCCAAACACACCAGAGAATGAGGCGTGGGTCACAGTGGGCGGCGTTGAAGCGTCAGGGACCACGGACAACGAAGCAGAGCCCGAGAAGTTCAAGCCCATGACATGGAAAGAGTACGCTATCCTTGGCGCTATTCTTTTGATTATGGGCTTGGTAGGCATAACTGGATGAGCGAAACCAGAATTATCATAGACGTTTCAGCTTTACACCCTGACCACTACCCTCGGATAAAGAAGATGCTGAAAAACTCGAAGCTAAAACGAGCGAAAGTTTATGTCATTGATTTGATTGACGGTCTGTCTATTACGCTAAATATTTTATCTGGCGGAAACCCCGCGGAAACAATATCCAGCCGCGCCTTCAGAACCACTGAAAGTTGTTTCTGGAGAATCGTCCGTAGAATTCTCGACACGCTATTGACGCCGCGGGCAGACAATCATTGCTGTAAGTCTTACAATCGTTGCCTCGAAAGGTCCAAAGCCTTATTAGGCAACAGGTTTAGATGAGCGATAAAAAGTTAGTGACCACTAACCAACGTCGAGAGATTGCCCAATTGTTGGAAGACGATCAGGCTTTCCTCGACTTTGTCATAAACGAAACCACAAACGATTCTTGGCTCGGGGATGAAACCTGCCAAAGCATGATGAAAATTCTGTCCGCCGAAAGCGAGCAGGAGTTCTTTGCAGGGCTATGCCACATGGGCTTTGAAATCTACACAGACTATCTCCTCGAGAAGCATCAGGACTATCTGAACTCGGCCCACGGGTCCATGCTCCATTGATGCAACCCTGTCCGGAAGATTACGTCCGGTGCTACACCCCCGAAGAATGGGACGACCTCCAGTTCCTGCTCGAAGAAAACGACATAGCCTATGACATGGGTCCCATGGGAGACGTGGAGTCCGCCATCCACTTCACGTGGGAGCTTCTGTTCCTGTCCCCATGGGAACTGGCCTACATCTCCATACCTATGACCGTCATAGCCTTCTATGTGCTAACCATCTACAGCGCCTTCAAATACATCCAACGCAAGTTTCGATAGAAAACCAAAACGCAACCCTTTCCGTTTTTCTATCATTTGACTATGAGAGTAATCCTCTGTAAATTGCAAATGGGCTCTCGCACTCCTCTTGGGTAGGACAAGGTCACCCTTACAGTAAGCCTTGTTCGTGTGGGTTTTGTCACGATTTGTCCCACGCCCAGCCGGTTTTGGCTGTAGTCGGTTGCAATACCTAGTCTGTGCGTTTTTTGTTGTTAGTAGGGCTACAAAAAATGTATTAATACGAGGCGCGGGAGCTTAGTATTTCATTTTGAAGCTCGTAAAGACTAGGACACAGCTTTTCTACCATTTGACGTATGAGAGTAAAGCGTGGTAAAATGTTTTATGGCTACTAGGAGAAAGCTATGAAACTAACTTATCGAAAAGCCCTCAACAGGGGCTGGGAACCCGTGCTATACCACACGGACAACGGACAACGGGCCGCCGCCATTATGAAGCGAGGCCGCAAGTGGATGGAGATCATGTGGGCAGACGGTTCCAAGAAACGTGTGCAACTTGCCGAAGAACGATACATGCGCCCCATGACCAGTAAGCGAGGATAAAACAATGGAAGCTACCGTACTGCTCAAAGTCCTTGAAGAAACCGACAGGTGTACCCTGTCCTTCGACATGGATGATTTTAAGTTTCTGGCGCATACCAGCATGGCCGCTTTTTTCTGGGAGCAAGAGGGTCGTTTTGAAGTCCTGCGGTCCTCCGAAGGTGAAGTAACCCACGACGCAAAAATATCCCAAGAAGGTAAAGATGGCTGGTACATGTACTGGGTAGGTAATGGCAGTGGAGGGGGCGAGGCAGATGCTCTACTTGCTTGGAAAATCCTACTCAGCCAAGGGTATGACGGTTACCTTTTATGGGATTGTGCCGAAGACGGACTACGTGACGGCTGTCATGTGATCCTTACCGAATATGGCGCTTATGAGTGATTTTAAAAAATATCGTCATCTTATTACTGATGGGATGTGGGCTGGAAATAAATACATCCCGCGTCCCAAAAAGTATCGTCCGTTAAAACGCCGTAAGCCACAGGTACTTAGACTTCAAGATAAATATGTCGATGAACTGGTTCGCCTCAACAATGAATGCACCTACGACTACGATACCCCCTGTCTGGAAAACTTTGAGCCCAGTAGAGACTTGATCTACAGCTACGGGGAACTGGTGGACTGCAACGATCCACGTAGTAAATACGACAACCGTGGGCGGCCTCGGTTTGAAGATGAAGGTAGACCAAAAGGCCGTCCACATAAAAGAAAATATAAACGACCCGAAGAACTGAACATCAGACCACGTATGCCCGAGCAGGCGCGGTGGGTTAGGCGGAAAGAAGATGACGCCACGGAACACGGGCCACGGGGCCTCGAGGCGGGCGTTATCAGGGCCACCAAAGAAAAGAGTCTGGAGCAGGTACGCGAAGAACGGCTCTTGCTTCACAAGTCAGCGTCCGCGGCACAAAAGCGTTGGAAAGAGCAACAGCTTAAAAAGAGGATGATGGTAAAAGAGATGAAGCGGTTGGTGGACGAAAATGAAATAGCCGAAGCTCGGAAATACTACGAACTCTTAAAACGCCTTTTTATATAGTGTTTTCCCAGAGAAATAAAAAAATAAAAAATAAAATTGAAAAATGGCGGGACCGGCGGGACCGGCGGGACGCGGCTCTGGAGGCCGCATAAAAGCTCACTTTTTGCTGTACCGGACCCGTACCGCTGTCTACACCACTGTGGTTTTCAGAGCTTAATCAAGCTAACAGTATAAGGGCCTCTGAGTTTTGAAAAAAATATTTTTGTTTTTCTGTAGAAATACTATATAGATCGGGCTTTTTAAGCTAGGTTATCGCAACTTACTCGGATACGGAGGCCCCATGGCCAAGAACAGATACGCCAATGTTTTGGACACCAAAGCGGCGGCTTTGCCGGAAGCAAAGCGTCAGCAGACGAACCGACCCCCTTTGGCAGAGAAGCGTTTGACCCGCAGGCAGGAACTGTTTGTACGTGAGCTTGTGGCAAAGGACGGGCAGATCACCATGCGGGAAGCGGCCATTAATGCGGGCTACCCTGAGAAGTCGGCCCATGTCCGCGCTTCTGAGCTAACCAACCCCCGCATTTCTCCCCATGTGTGCAGAGCCATTCGAGAGTATCGGCAGGAGCTTGATCAGAAGTACGGCGTGGAATACCAGCGCCACTTGAGAGATCTGCAAATCATTCGGGATGCCGCCCTCGAGCAAGGCGCGTTCAGTGCGGCAGTGCAGGCTGAGTACCGCAGGGGTCAGGCGCAGGGTGACATCTACGTTAACAAGACAGAGATTCGTCACGGCACGATTGAGCAAATGAGCAAAGAAGAGGTCATGAAAGCTTTGAACGAACTGAAGCAGACGTATGCGCCCTTGACACATGACGCTGGAGCAGAGGAAGCTGGGAACAGGAAGCGGGCGCGTGAGCGTCTCGCAGAAGAGGTGCAAGATGTTTCTGATTAATTTGTGGGGAAAATTTTGGTATGGCCCTGCCACATGGCGTCGAATGCAAGAAATGCAAAAAGGGCAGAGGTTGGTAAAACCGCTCCACCTGATGTCTAGATTGGAGCGAGAGGATTTTGAGGGAATTCGGAAAAAGTGACCGATATTTTGGAAGTAAAGGCGAAGCCGAAGAAACAGCGTGAAGCCAGCTTTTGGCAGTCTTTGAAGAAAGCAA